AATTTGATATTTTCGTTTGATCTAATCATTTTAGTCTCCCTTTCGGGCGGGGCCGTTAGGCCCGCGCCAGTGATTTCTCGGTGTAGTTAAAAAGATACCCGTTTGGGGCTTTAACCTGATACCTTTTGCGTTTTTCGTCTGGAACTGCAACAACCTCATTTGTGAAACTGCTCCACACTTTTGTGTAAACAGACACATATTGGCGTGTGCGACCATCCCATTTTTTGACGATAGTGCCATCTGCATTACGCTTAAAATCAGTCTCCGGCACTCTTACTAAATCACCAATTTGAAATTTGTTAGTCATTTGGTAACTCCCTTAAATTTACCTGTTTTGTACCTCTGTACAAATATGAAGATAATCTGATATTAGAATATTTCAAGTGTTATTTTGAAGAAATATCAAAAAAATAGCACTATGCCTTTAATCGCCCACAGAAGCTCACTGACGGGCTTTGGGTGTTTTGGGGCATATCAGTACCAAAAAGTTGCCAGCGGCGTTTTTAGCTTCCAGCAACGATCACAGAAGGGGTCACAAAATGTCAGAAATTAAACCAGTTTTGCTTCGGCTTCGCACCTCGACCATCGAGGCGCTCAAGGGCGAGCTAGAATTATCGGCTCACCGTAGTCAGTCGTCGCTGGCCGATGAAATGTTGGCGAAGCAAATCGCCAGCAACATTCGCCAGCGGAGCGTGCAGTCGTCGCTCGATAGTCAGGGCGGTCGCGTCGGCTTGGAGAGCTTGGGCTGATGCGTGCCGGTGGTGGACGTGCCAAGGGCGCGGCCTTTGAGCGTGAAGTTGCGAAGCTGATCGAGCTGGCAACGGGTCGCAAATTACGGCGCCGTTTGTCGCAATATCAGGAAAAAGATTTGAGCGACCTTGAGCCTGCCGACGGCAAGCCGTTCCCGTTCTTGATCGAGTGCAAGCGATACGCCAAGGGCGTGTCGCCGAGCTGGTGGGATCAGGTCGTCACAGCGGCTAGGTCTTCGGCCAACACAAATGACGCCCTGCCGTGCCTGATCTACAAGCTCGACTTCCAGCCGGTGCAGGTGCGCTTGCCGGTACAGGCTTTGGTCATGTTAGGCAACTCAGGCTTGGCCGGTGACATAGCCGAGGCGTATGACTGGCGGTACACGGTCACAATGGATTGGGAGACTTTCGAGATGGTGTTGCGCGAACACTTGGCGGTGATGAAATGACCCGGCCGCATTACGAGACGGCTATCGACCTGCAAAACGAGCTGTCGGTCGCCAAGCTGTTGAAGCGGCACAACTACTCGCTTCACAAATTGCCGGTGCAGTATGGCATCGATTGCGCTATCCACTGCGACCAAGAGGACTGCATTGTGGGGTTTGGTGAGATCAAGACGCGCACGTTTGAAATGAACAAATATCCGACGGCAATGGTCAATCTGCACAAGGTCATACGCGCAAGGCACTTGACAGAGACCACTGGACTGCCGTCATATCTTATCGTTTTGTGGACTGACGCGCTGGCACGCATATCGTTTGCCAGCGATTTTAGTCTTCAAATGGGTGGTCGGACAGACCGAGGCGATCCGCAGGACGTCGACGTCTGTGCGTACTACCCGATCGAGAGCTTCAAAGTTTTGGAGCAAATTTGAACTAATGTTGACGTTAAGGAGTTAAAGGTTATGGCATTAGGATTTTCTACAGAAGCCCGTTCAAGCGGGGACATTTTACCGATCATCAAATTCGATGCGAAGGGTGGTGACTGGATCAAGCAAGACCGCGTCCAAGGCGCGGACGGCACTTGGCAGAAAAACGAAGAGGATATCGCGCCGGGCTTCAAGTTCGCCGCAGATTTAGACAATATGGAAGTGGGCTGGCTGAGTTTTGCGTCTGGCGCGCCTGACTTTCATATGGTGCGTATTGGCGACGCAATGGTTGCGAAGCCAAGCGAAGAGCATAAGCAGGCGTTCCGCATGCGTATTGTCATCAGCGGCGAGAGTGGCCCGCGTGAGTTTAGCCACAGCGCCAAGACGGTTCTGCGGGTGGTCGATAAGTTGCACGACCAGTTTATGGCCGAGCGTAGCGCCAATGCGGGCAAGATACCGGTGATCGAGGCTGGCACGCCTGAGACGATTAAGATGCAGTCGCCGCAGGGCGAGTTGCGTTTCAAGGCGCCGGTATTGAGCATCGTCAACTGGGTGGATCGCCCAGCGGCTATGGATGCGGCGGGTAGCGCACCCGCGCCACAAGAACACGCGTCAGCGCCGGTCGCGCCGCCTATGGCGGCAACACCACCGGCCGCCGTCAGCGCAGGCGGCGACCTGTTCTAGCGCGTGGCGGGCGGCGGTTTTCCCTTGGCCGTCGCCCGCACCTTCAAGGGACACAGGGGTCGAGGGTTTTCAGATGAGCAATATTGCGAGTTACATAGAGACGGTCGCCAAGGCGTACTGGGGCGAGCCTAACCAGAAGCGCGGGCATACTCTGCGCTGGGGTACACACGGCTCAAAGGAAGTCGACCTACGCAAAGGCACTTGGTTCGACTTTGAGGCTAATGAGGGCGGCGGCGTCGTCGACTTAGTGCGTCTGAACGAGGGCGCCACGGTGATGGGTAGCATACCCGACATCTTGGAAAAGAAGTTTGGCATACAGAAGCAGGCGCAAGTCAAACTGCAACCGGCGCGGTTTATGAGTGCGGTGTACGATTATACCGACGAACACGGCGAGGTGGTCTACCAGATACGCCGCTACGAGCCTAAGACGTTTCGTCAGGTGCGGCCAGACGGTAACGGCGGGTGGCTACACAATTTAGACGGTGTGACGCCGGTGCCGTACCGCCTGCACGACATGCTGGCAAAGCCCGACATGCCGGTGTTTATCGTCGAGGGCGAGAAGGCGGCCGACCGGCTGGCTCGGCACGGTATCGTCGCCACGACAAATAACGGCGGGGCGAAGAACTGGAAGCCGGAGCTGAACAAGTGGTTTGAGGGCCGTAATGTCGTGATCCTGCCGGATAACGATGACGCGGGGCGCGCGCACGCGGACACGGTGGTCGCCAATATTTTTGACGGTGCGGCGGCGGTCAAGGTCGTCGAGCTGTCGGGCTTGGCGGACAAGGGCGACGTCGTCGACTACCTCGCCGGTGGTCGGGATATCGAAGACCTGCTGTCCGAGGTTAAGGCGTCACCGGTGCTGGGTGAGGCGCCAGTCGTCGAGCAGTCAGCGGACAACGACAATGCGGGCGAGCCGGAGCGCGATTACTACGACTTCGTCGATGAGGATTACCTCATTAGCATGCCGCCGGTGAGCTGGGCGGTCGGCGACAGCGACAGCGGGCTTATCACGGCGCACGGGTTGAGCATGATTTACGGTGCGCCGGGTTCGGGTAAGAGCTTCATCACGCTCGATATGGCGCTGTGTCAGGCGCACGGCATCGAGTGGCAGGGCATGCCGACGAAGCAGGGCGACGTGCTGTATATCGCGGGAGAGGGCGTTGGCGGGCTGGGAAAGCGCGTCAAGGCGTGGAAAATGTCGCACGGGCTGGGTGCCAGCGGTCACTTCCACATGTTGCCTCTGGCGGTCAATTTCCGCGATCAGGCGGACATCGAGAAGCTGATGTACTCGATAGAGCGCCTCGACCGGCAGTGGACGTGCATTTACGTCGACACGCTGGCGCGCGCATTGCTTGGGGCGGACGAAAATTCGGCTCAAGAAAGTGGGTTGGCAGTGGCCGCCGCAGACGCTCTAAAGCAGGCGTTTGATTGCGCGGTCGTGTTTGTGCATCACAGCGGCAAGAACAGCGACAGGGGTGCGCGTGGTAGCTCGGCTATCCTTGGCGCGGTAGACGCGTCTATAGCGGTCGTTAAGGACGAGCAGACCGTCACAATGCGTATCGAGAAGCAGAAAGATGCCGAGATGATCGACGATATCGTGCTGATGATGGAGCCGGTGTCGAGCGTCAGTGGCGGGTCGGTGGTGCTAAAGCGGACAGACGCGCCGGTTAAGAGCGCGCCGAAGCGTGACATAAACATGCAGTTGGCGCTGGAGAGCTTGCAGGATTTCATCATAAAGATGGAAAACCCGAAGCCAAATTATCGCGCTTGGTGTGCCTATCATGCCGAAAAAACGCCCGATCATAGCAAACAAGACCAGTCGAAGGCGCGGAAGGATTTACAAGCCGCAAGAATTATAGCAATCGACGAAAATAAGGTATGGATAATCAACGAAAACAATTAGATAGGTCAAATTGGTCGCACTTGCGACGCAGGTCGCACGAAAAAGCGACAATCGTCGGTCGCACCCCCCACACTAGGGGGTGCGATGCGACCGACCAAATTACCGACCAGCGAAAGGGATAATGGAAATGGTGGCTAAGAAGCGTGTGGCGAGGGGTAAGCCGAAAACGGATAAGGTGTATTATCAGCCGAGCCAAGGGGCGTTGAAGCGTCAGCAGGCGGCGTTGCATAAATACGATGACGAAGTGAACCGGTTAGAGCGCAAGTGGGGTATCGACAGATTGCCTTGGCTTGTGCCGGTGGAATTGCGTGACCGGTTTTACGAACAGCTAGACCGGCTCAATGCGGCTATCGACAAGTGCGACGGCGTTGAGCATGAGGTCGAGGTGACGCTCAGGGGTTGCGCCGCTATCGAGCGTGCGGCCATCGAGGGTGGCGCCGAGCCGCTGACCGGCGATTACATCGAGGGCAGGATGCCGGATGGCACGGTGCTGGCGATTACGGTTAATGGGTACGAGGCGGGTAAGGTAAAGCAGGACAACCGCGAGATGACCGTTTATACTGTTGACGAGGTCGGTGTGATCTTGGAACAGTGGCTAAAGGAAAAGCAGGCCAAGGCGTTTGTCGATGAGGCGAAGAACGTATTTGCCGGTGCTGTAATTGAGAGCGTGACGAAGACGGCGAAACTGATAGACGACGAGATACCGTGGTAATGGATTACGAAACCGAGCGTGATGACGTTGTAAAAGACCGCGAGTACATGTTGCTCGGCAAGTCGACGTGGATCGACGTCAGGAACCTGACGGTCAACGTACAGCGTTCTGAGACGGGCATTACGGTCGACGTGTGGCCAAGAGAACTAATGCGTGGCTATGCGCCTATAGCGACGCTCTCGGTGCCGTTTAGCGAGGGAAGCGATGTCGAAGATTGAAAAGGGCGACGGTTCAATGGCGAGGCTGTTATCGCAACAGCGTTGCCCGCGTTGCCACTCGCTTATGCTGATAGACAGCGATGACGGGTACAAAAAGAAATACGATTGCATCGTGTGTGGTTTGAGAGTGATAGACGTAAAGGAAAATGTGGAATGAAGCGTGCAGAGTGTTTGGATACGGCAAAGGCATATGTGACGAAAGATCGCGCAAACGATCACGGCGATATGGAAGACAACTTTATGACTATTGCGACGTACTGGTCGACGCATCTGGGGCATAAGGTTGAGCCGCAGGATGTTGGCGTGATGATGGCGTTGCTGAAGATAGCGCGGGTTAAGAGCAACCCGTATCACGATGACAACTATGTCGACGGTGCCGGTTATCTGGCGTGCGCGGCAGAATGTGTGAACGTGGATGGCTGAGATAATAAAATTCGGCGAAAGGCATGTGGTGCATTTCTTCACCGAC